TAGGGTTAAGATGCCATGTAGTTCTTTCATCGACTAAGTCTCCTAATTCTTCCATTGCGGCAAGTTTACAAAGATGCCTTGCTTCTTCTACGTTGCCTTCTGTGTGCTGTGTACTTATCACAACTTGATCAATACGTTTGATCACACCGTCACGTCTAGCACCATAGTATTCTACGCTTACTTGACTCTTAGCATCTGGTCCTAGTATAGCACCACGTTTGCTTTTTAAGTTCTTTAGTATCTCATGGCTGTAATGGATAGGTGCTGGCATCATACTGGGTGTATGATTACAGGCATATCCGAACATCAAGCCTTGATCTCCTGCACCAAAATCGTCTGTGCCTAATGCAATGTCTCCACTTTGTGCGTGGATCTCATTATAGATACGCAAGTTGTCCCAGTGAAACCCATCTTGCTCATAGCCAATTTCTTTGACTTTATTACGTACTATCTCTTTAACTTGATCTCCAGTTACGTTAAAGTTTTTTACTTCGCCTGCTAGTGTAACCATATTAGTAGTTACAAGCGTTTCAATAGCTACACGAGTTGTTTCATCGCCATTAGCAAGTCCGGCATCTACTAGTGCATCACTAATTTGGTCTGCAACCTTGTCAGGATGCCCGTCACTTACACTTTCGCTTGTAAAAATATAGTTGTTCATTTGTTATCCTTTACCATGTAATAGGTTGTTACTAGCTTGTCCATTAATTTTTTTAGTGTAGTATTTTGTGTTGCTAACTGACACATGTTCTGCCATTCGCCATAGTCTAATAGCTCTCCTTGCGCTCTTGCAACAGCACCTGGATCTCCGCCTATAATCCAACGAGGTATCTCAGGCTTGTCTCGATAATGAGCGTAAACAACACCGTTGCTACGCTCATATATCAATACTTCATTTGGAATCAAATTTCCCAAACTATTTTGCCTTCTTAGCAGGTGCTTTTTTCTTAGCTACCTTTTTTGTTGCTTTTACTGGAGCATCACTTAACGTACCATTCATGTAACGTAGTAGTAACCCATATGCTGGTAGGAAGATAATTAAGCCTACAGCAATCTTTAAGCCTGCTTGACTTGTTGCAATTTCCATCCAATTAGCAGCCATGTACTCATCTGCTGAGTTATTAAATGCTACTGCAAAGAATGTATAGCTGTCGATTATGTTTGCAACTACAGTTGACAACGCCGGAGCAATCCACCATTGCTTTGACCAGTTTTCTCTAAAGTACTGGAATACATATACATCAAGCATTGTACCTACTGCATATGCTGTTGCACTTGCAAAGCCGATACGCATTGCTACACTCTCCGGTGCACCTTCTGCTAGTACTACTGCAATACTTGTAATGATTGCAATCGGATATGCTGCTGCAATAGTTGCTCGAGCAATGTTCTTACCTAACATTCTAACTGTCAAGTCAGTTGCTAGAATAACTAATGGGAACGTAAATGCTGCCCAGGTTAATTTAATACCAGCAATCTCTACTGGAATTGCAACTAGTGCATTACTAATTGTGATGACTACAACGTGCAATAGTGCAAGTTTTAGCATCATCTTCTTATCTATGTTTTTAAACATTCTACTTCTTCTTTCTTGTTACGGTGTCTAGTATTCAACGAACAATGTCGTTGTGGTTATTCGAACCAGTGTATTTAGAAGCGACACCATCTTCTAAATTCTTAAACTGGTGAATTTTGTTTACTCATTCAAATTCTCATTTATACGTTTATAATCTACTTCGTTAAAACTTGTATTAAAACTAATAATTGTTTTACGTGTATCTGATTCTAGCATAGGGGATCTATGTATATAATGACCTGGAAATGTAAGTAAGCAACCTTCAGTGACGCCTTCAATTTCAATAATTTTATTTTTCTGAATATCGTAAAGTTGGGTTGCATAATTACCCTTAGGCAATTCTAAAAAATATACATTAGAAAAATTACAACTATGATGATTATGCCAACTATGAAAATCATTTTTTGTATACTGCTGAAACCAAAAGCCATGTATATAGTACTCAATAAATCCTAACTTATTTCCTAGTTCAGCAACATAAGGAGTTATAAGATTACGAAAATTATGTTCGTATACTCTTTTTACAGTATCGTCTCTACGATAATCAAAATTACTAATGTTTTCAAAATCTGATTTAGATTGCTCAATTGACATCATAGAAATGTCAGTTAATATAACATCTTTATAATCAATATGTTTTACAACATCATTGATATAATAATAATCAGATAATGGAAACACTTTCATTATTTTACTTCTGTGCCACTTGTACGTCTTACAATATCATCGTGATTAAACTCAGCCCAGTATAGTTCAAATGCTACACCGTCTTCGAGTCCTTCGAACTGATGAATCTTGCCTGGCTTAACTTGTGTAAAGTCGCCTGCGTTTAGAATAGTTTCATCAACTAGTCCTTGGTCATCTTGCCATACACGCACAAGCATCTGTCCTGACTCTACATAAAAGCCATTCCATTTAAATTGATGTTCGTGTTCCGAGCATTTGTAACCTTTATTGAATTCAATGCGATGAAACTCTAATGCTCCGTTTGCATGAATCAACTCTGTGTTACCCCAAATTTTTCCTGCTTTAATTCCCATATTATTTCCTTTCTCTAAATTAAAAGTGAGTATTCTATAACTTCGCACTGTCTACTAATTTCTTTAATAAAATATGCGCACAAAGGTTTCTCGCCTGTTGTAATAGGTACAGTAAGTAATTGTCCGTTTTTTACTTTCGGAAAGTACCATTTTACGTCAGAATAAAAATTTACAATTTTTAATTCTTTAAATTCTGTTTTATAACTAGTCATCGGGTTAAACAAGAAGGCTTCGAACCCTCTATCATTTAAACTAGTTAATGGTAATATTTCTAAATCATTTCCACTTTCGCTACATCCTACAGCTACACTCCAATCAACTGGCATTGTAATTTCATGACCGTCTATCTCTAGTACCATCGCCGGTGCGCTAAATGATTCTAAAAAGATCAAAGGAATAAAGAAGAAATCTGGTTCTTTAGGATTACTATTATCAAGAACAGAAAATCTTATATCGTCGTCTATTTGTTCAGGTAAATCATCTAACTCAAAGCATTTATTTTCTAATGTTAATATTCTCATATATTAATTCCAATCCACTTTTTCTATTGTAAATGGATACTGCGCCTCTTTGTAAAACTTTTTACGCTGAGTAAGGTGCCGCTTCGCAAACTTACATGTTGATGTAAGGTCCCATATTTGCACGAAGTCTTTGTCTTTTGCTATTCTTACGCCTCTACCAATTGATTGAATTACTCTTACAAAGGACTTCCCAGGCTCCAAAAGAACCAAGTTAAAAATACGAGGAATGTTAAGACCCACGGCAGCAACTCCATAGGTTGCGATAATAACTTCATTGTCGCCTTCACGAATTGTATCATATGTTTCTTTCCTATCTTTTACTTTAACTGCACCGCTTACAAACGTTGCGTTGGGTATAAGTTCTGCAAGTGCTTCGCCAGCACTAATTCTATCTACTAGTATAAGTGTGTTGCCTGTGTCTTTTATTGTGTTTAATAATTTGCCTATATATTCTAATCTTGCTGTGTTTGTTGTTAGATATTTTAATTCTTCTTGGTAGCCTGCATGTGCTACTGTATCTATTAATTGTACTACATTAACATGACATTGTGATAGTACACCTTTGTCTTGTAATTCCTTTGCACTGATGTTACCGATCACAGGTCCTAACGAAGCGTGTATTGATTCAAACTCAAACTTCTCTTTGGGTACTGTACCAGTTAGTCCCCAACGTATGGGTGCATTCCGTAGGTTGCGTGTAAGCAAGTTCTTGAGAACTTCTGCTTTGGCTTGGTGTACTTCGTCAACAATAATAGTGCTTACACCTTCTAAGAACTCAGCTAGTGATAACACTGCGCTTCCGTCTTTATGCTTCTTGTCCAAAATATTTAAGGATTGCCAAGTGCAAATAGTGTGAGTCTTACCTAACATCTTCCTGTCTCCGAAGTACACCCCTACATCGAGACCGCAGTTAATATAGTCTTCTTCTGTTTGTTCTACTAACGACTTGTTAGGAACAATTACTAAAGATCTACCATACGGTTCGCTTATGTGTGACAGCGTTGCTGTGGTAATAGTTTTACCTGCACCAGTAGCAATCTGTTGCAAGCTCTGTGGATTATTCAAAAAATTATTAATTGCTTCTACTTGATAGTCACGTAGAATAATATCTTCGCCTTCTGCTGGATGACCTTCTGGCCATTGTACACCTTGGTCTTTCCAGTATGTTTCTGTAACTGGCGTAAAGTTTAACTGTATCGGATGTCGCTTATCTTCAATGTCAACAATTTGTACTCTGTTCTTAGCAAGTACTTCTTGTACAACATCAAGATGATTAACATATCCAGTGCCGCCGATTCCAAAAAAGGCAACCTTTCCATCCCACCGTCCTAGCTTGTACTGTGGCATGTGCTTTGCATACGGCACTTCAAACTTAAGAGCGTTTGCTAATTTTCGACGTACATCTACATCAAGTCCTTCGATCTTAATGTTTACTTCGTCTTCGATTATTAATTTACAAGTTGCCATAATATTGTGAATACCTTCTAAGAGGACTAATCATTGTGTCTCTATAAATTATTAAATCGCATGTACTTTGTACATATGAATCAATATATCTATTTGTTTTACTACCAAACATTAGTGTTGTAATCGGGTTCCATTCATTTTTAATCATTATTTTTGGAAGTTTATTATTATTAATATACACTACTTTTGTAGTGTTGTCAACCCAATTATTAAGATTTTTTTCTTTAACAAAACTATTAAATTCTGTCTGTCCTTCTTGTCTAAACAAAACCGACTGCTCTGCATTTAAAACAATATTTTTAATGCTATTATATATTTCATATATCTGTGACTCTGCTGTTTGCTCATCTAAAATTACAAGCAATGGAAATCTATCTAGTGTGTAAATACATTCGATAATACTATCTATTGATTCAACAGTTGGATTAGACAAGTACGAAGTATCATCTCTATAAGCAAGTTGTGTAATTAAACTATTTGCTTCAAGTTTATCTAAATTTACTAATCCGTATCTACGATGTCTATCAATTAATTGTAATGGCGAATATTCTTTAAATTCGTTAACAATATTGTCATCTACATTAAAAATATTGTTTTCAAAAATACAGGGTAAATGGTCTAATGGATTATCTTTAATTTTCTTTAGTTCAAGATATTCTTCTATTAATGTTTTATCTATTTCAAAATTCTTTTCTAAAAATCCAGAAATTACATGCAAAAGCATCTGTTCAGTTTTTAAAAAATGATGTACATGGGAACCTTTTTCATGATGGTAAGTATCATCTGTTTTATAAGGAATATCATTAATGACCATTATAAGTTTTTTTGCAAAAGGAAATCTTACCTCTAACCATTCTTGAGTATTATCGACTCCGTGTAAGGGTTTATTCATTATAATAGTTTTTATATACTTACTACGATCTATATGTCTCAAAGGATTTCTTAAGGTTTGTACAGCATGATCAAAATTAATATTTTTTTCTATAAACTGATTTTTATAATTTTGCAGTTTTTCCTGCATTAAATTATATTGTCTATCAGTTAACGATGTACCTTTGAAAACCTGTCTAGCAATACTATACATAATTGTAGTATCGGTAGGATTTATTTCAATTTTTTCTTTTCCTTGTAAACCTGTAATAAGTTCAAGGAGATCTTCGATTGTAAAGTTTTTATCATGCATACTATAAGATAACTTATAATAGCATATTTGTCAATCTATTTAATGGCAATCCGGCAGATATTTCTTCAACGGTAAACTCTGTCCATGCGTAGTCATTCAGCCATTGTGTTCTATCCGGCATTAGAGGCTGTTCAATATCATGTAAGAAATTAATGTCATTGCCTGCAGGGTAAGCAAGACTGTGGGTACTAACAAAAGCAGGCACACCCTCGATGATACTATGTATTCCCGGGTTACTCGAATAACTGATAGTAGCCCATATATTATTAAAACCCATGTCAAAATCATCGTAAGTGCCGTTAACATGTCGAGGCTCCTGTCTGTATACGTGTTTAAGACCACGTTCTATATGTTCTAATCTACAACGTGGATGTGGTCTAAATATTATAGGGCGGTCTGTGTGTTTGCGTATTTCGTCATAGGTGTTTAAGAACCAATTGCTTATACTTGACATGCCTTGCCATTGTAAACTTTTGTTGTGCTGACCGCATATGAGAATATGTTTTCCGTCTGTGCGCCATTTCTTTGTTGATAATCCTAATGAAAGTGCTCTATCATTAGTGCTATTGCCATCACCAAAATAAGCATCTCTATTAATTCCATTTAACCCTACCTTCCACGTTGTACCTCGTTTTATTCCGCCGACTTCTAGTACAATAACTTTACGACCTGTTTTTGTATAATAGTCCCAGATAGGCTTGTTGCCAGTCATGCGCCCGTTAAATAACACACTCCATATTACAGCAACATCGGCATGCATATCACTTTCAGTTACAATATGTCCTGCGTTACGAAGACTTTTTTCAAAAGCTTCAAAAACAGGCTTGCTATTCATTGCACCATATTCTTTGAATAAACTAAATCTCATTGTTAAATACTCCAGTAGTATTTACAAAGGATTCAACATGACTAACATAACTGTGGTTACAACTTTTCACAAGCCGGGACTTAACTTATACGGCCAACGTTTTTTAAATTCGTTTGCTGAAAAAGTAGATTCTAAAATTAAATTACTTGTATACGCAGAAGATTGTTCGCCTGTAAATCCTAATTCAGAACAGATAACAATACTCGATGCTAAAGAAGTTTTACCAAAACTAAATGCATTTAAAGAAAAATATAAAAATGTTCCACATGCAAATGGAAATATTGCAAAGCATCCTGCACGTAATGGACGTAAAGACTGGAATAAAGAATTTAAATGGGACGCTGTAAGATTTGCTAATAAAACCTATGCTGTGTATGATGCATGCGAACGCAGCGAAGATTGGTGTGTGTGGATGGATGCAGATACGTTTGTACACAGCGAATGGTCATATGAACAATTTAAACATCTGCTTCCAGAAGATAAATGGATAACATATGTAGGTAGAGGCAAAGGATCACAAACATGGCCAGAGTGTGGCTTTTATGGAATGAACCTAAATCATCCGGTGTGTCATCAGTTTCTTAAAGAGTTTGAACGTATGTACGAAGATGCAGAAAACGGCATTTTTAAATTAGTTGAATGGCACGATAGTTTTGTATTTGGACATCTATTAAAAAATTTAAAACCAGTTAGTAATAATGTACTCGACTATAGTGCAGAAATGTATCTTAAAGAAGCAAAATCAGGTGGCGGTGGACATCCTTTAATTAATACAATTTTAGGTAAATGGATCGATCATATGAAGGGTGATCGTAAAAATACAGGCAAGTCTAAAGCATCCGATATTATGGTTAACAGAAAAGAGAGTTACTGGAAGTAATTACTATTAGGAAATCTTACTGTATTCATTATGCATCCTTTTTGTATATTTTTTGATTGTCAGTACACCATACAGGTATATTTACTCTTTCTGAAATTTGCTTAGCCTGCTTTGGATCGCTTTCTATATACATTAGCATATTGTTTGAGTTAATTATATTTGCCTTATACACCCCGTGCTTGATGTTCGAATCTATTTTCATTATTAGTTTTTCGTATTGTATATTATGACGCTTTAACCAATCGGTTGTAACATCTCTATATTTTTCTAATCTACTTGTAATAACAAATTTTACAGGCCGTTCTGGTAAAAATTTAGGCTCTGCTCTATGATAAAAGTCTAATAGCTTAGGTCCTTTATCATTTTCTTTTTTACTAGGATCTCTACACAGAACTCCATCCATGTCAGTACCAAATCTACCTAACTTATGATGCTTCCATAAGTTCCACTGGAAAACTCTAGGACGAGGACAAAAATCTGCACATAAATCTATTTCTGATAAATTTGTTTTATCAGAATACCAAACTGCAAACTTTATTAATTCGTCTTCGATATTTGCTGCCTTAATCAAAGATATTGATTTTTTAAAACTAGAACCAGTATTAATACTATCGTCTACTAACAACACTCTATTTTTTGCTTTTAAATCTATTCGTTTGCCGCTTGTGCCTGAGGCTTGTCTATTAATATATGTTTGTAAATCTGCATATGGCAATTGCAAGTGTAAGGCAATAAATGCCGCCGGTGCTATTCCTGATCGAGGAATACCAACAACTAAATCTATATCGTATTGTCTTATTTTATCTAAAACATTAACAATACTAACATTCATATCTTCAAAAGATCTAAAATTCATTTAGTACCAATAATTCCCATGTTAATCCAACCATGTCTGTTACGCAATCTATTTTGATCCATGGTCATTTGCTTAACATTTTTTAAACCTGCATTCCTAAAACACTGTTGTAAAAATTTAGGTGTAAGTAATGCCCTGTGAAGCTGGTAATCAAAATCATCTTCTGGATTTATACAATAATTATATAATTTTCCTACTAACCATAAGTAAGGATCTTGGTTGGTTAATTCTTTTCGCCAATTAACTTTTAATTTTTTTGTAGTTTGGCCAGTGTTTTCGTAATGTATTATTTCTTTCATTACATCTAATCCATTTACAGTCCAAACCTCAAGAGTACCGCCTGGGTTGATTACTCTAGCCCATTCAGATATAGTTGACTGCACTTGATACCAATGAACATGTTCTATACAGTGAGAAGAATATACACAATCAAATTCACCGTCTTTAAATCTCGACAAGTCTCTTGCATCACCTTGATGATCTGATTTGCCACCATCTGATTTTAATTTATCTCCTAAATTAAAAGTTTCAAAACCTTCAACCTTCATTTTACCAGGACCTATTTCTAATCCTCTCATTTGTTTTCCTTTTTTAATTTATATTCATTACTAAAAAATTCGGGATACTGATAGAATAATGTTTCTAGTTCAGGATCTAACCGTATATGCTTTCCCATTAAATTAGCTTTTTGTTTTGCTTTTCTATATACGCTATTCCAATCTTGTATAGTAGTAACGCTTTGTGCAATTTGTGCGTAACTTTTACTTATTTTTTTCTCCCAGTTTCTAGTATCTTTAATACTTTTTAATTTTGCTTCTCTAGCTTCGTTAGATCCAAAATAACTAAAATGCCAACCGTTTTCGATTGGATGTAATCTAAAATATACTTTATGTTTTATATATTTAAATTTACCATGGCTCATAGGCCTTTCTTCAGGTAATCGATCTAATGTTGTAAATCTAGAGCCTCCCCAACCTCCATATCGTGCCATCCAGTCTACAAATACTATCCTATATTCTTGCCAACAAACAACATAGTTATGTTGGTCCACTGCGGCTAGTATGTCTGTTAATCGTCTTTTATCCCAAAATTCGTCAAGATCATTATAAGCAAAATAAGCATTTTTATCTATAGTCCTTGCTTCGTAGACAAGGCTATCTCTCATTTTGTTTTGTACTAATTTTTGTTTCCAACTTGCTTCATTAAGCCATTCATTAGGATGATCGATAATACGATGATGAATTTTTTCTTGAATTTCTTGTGATAGATGAGGCCAAACATTTTCCATAAAGTTAGGAGTATTTCTTGTGCCTCTCCACGTATGTGTACTTTCTAATATCACAAAATGATCAACAACATCTGCATAATAATTTAATCTTATTTTACATAAGTCGGCTTCATTAAAGTAGCAAAAAGAATCTATTAATTTCATATGTATTTCCTTATATGCGCCCAAGCTTCCCCAGATCTCAGTTCTTTAAAATTCCAATGACTCATTGAAATTTTTTCAATCCATTGTTGTCTATCAGGCATTAAAGGATTTTCTATTTTTTTTAATTTTGTATTTGCAATTTCAAAAGCTTGACTATTTTCGGCATTTGTATCTAATACAAATACAGGAATGCCTTCTATAGCAGCAGCTACTCCAGGACTACTATTATATGTTATAACACACCAAGCATCTTTTAAATCATCTGTAATGTTTGGAGTAAAACTTGTTTTAACATTAGGATAATTTAATTTTAAATATTGTACTGCACGTTTATCGCCCGGATGTGCTCTAACTACAATAGGTCTATCTGTCACTGCTTGAATTCTTGCAATTACATTTTTGCACCAGCTCATTACATCTAAGCCTTGCATACTCCAGCCACCGTTTCTTTGTAAGCATATTACTATATGATTACCTTTTGTACGCCAGTCTTTTAGTGAAAGCTTTAGGGTTTGGCTGATACTTTTCCATCTATTAGGATCAGGATCATCCCAAAAATAATTACCAGTAGTAGGAAAGACACCGTTACTACTATATCTAAGATAATGATTACTATTACCAGGATCTGCATATAAAAATAAATTACTATCAATAATAATAGCATGTCTTCTATTTGCAATTTGTTTATCAATCACTTCTCTACGTAATTTTAAATGCGGACTATTAGGACTAGAACTATGTACAAATCCTTGTATTACTCCAGCATGACTCTTTGACCAACGGCGTTGCTCTGATGCAACACCTAAATCTCCATACTTAGTTACTCCTTCTGCAAAAAATTTTAAAACATCAATTTTTTCTTTATTTTTTGCGTTAGGAATTCCTTTAAGATATGTAATTACTGTTTTCTTAGTCATTGTCGTCCTGTGATGATTCTAATATTTCATTTACTGATTCTTTTAAATGTGCCCAACATTCTCCTGATTCCATTTCTTCAGGTGTCCATTGACAGTATGCAAGATTATTTAACCATTGTTGAACTTGAGGTTCTGTTGCTAATTGCATGTTTTCTACATTTGCTAATTTTCTTTCTCCGATATTCCAAGCAAAGTTACCTTCGTCACATGCAATTACCGGAATACCCTGAAGAGCAGCATCAATACTTAATCCACTTGTATATGCTACAACACAATATGCATTTTGTAATTGATTTTCCCAAGGATGTGCTTTTCCGTTTGTAAACGATATATTTTTATAATTATTAAACATAAAATGTCTAAAAAGCTCATCATGATCTGCCCATCCTTTTTCGCTTACTGCCGGATGTGTTCTTATTTCAATAGGCCTATCAGTATTTGCTCTTAACGTGCTAACTGTATCTTTTACCCATTGATTAATATCGTTATTTCTTAAACTTGCATCACCACCAAGTTGCATAGCAATTACTATAGGACCTTCGGATTTATTATTCCATCCTTTGTAATGAATGCCTAGTTTGTCTAACCGATCACCTTTATGATCAACGTCTGGACCCCAGATAGCATCTCTATTTAAAAAGCCATTAATTCCGACTCGTTGATGTGTATTTGGTTTGAGTACCCGTCTATTTAACAGAGGTGTTTCTATACAAATAAAACAATTTGATTTTTCAACAATAGAAGATCTACATACGTGATGTATATTAGATCGTTGAGGTTTCCAACTGCCAAACATAACTCCAACATCGCATTTTGAATATTTTTCACCATACTCGTACTCAACGCCTGTTCCTCTGCCATTAGCTTTATTAACAGCTCTGATATATCGTAATTCTCTTTTACTAGAAGGAATTAGATCAGATGCAATGCCGTTGTGCATATTTCTTAGTACTTCTCTTTCATGATTATGACCTGCTGTCATCATGAATGTTTTAACTTTCATTTAATAATCTCCATGCTGTTCCATCTTTAAATTCTTCAATATGAAATTGTCCGTATGCAAGATGACAAGCCCATTTATATATTTTATCTTTATCCTGTAGTGTGGGAGTTTCAATTAGGCTTAAATCTTTGTCGCAGACAGGGTCTGCTGCTGTCGGTGCCATCGAAAATGCCGGTACACCATATAGCACACTTTCAACTGCTGCAATACTTTGATAAGTTACAAGTGCATGACAATATCTTAAATCATCAAATATAGTGTTCTTTATACGTTCTGGTCTTGTTGCTTTATCTCTAACTTTGATAGGTCTATCGGTATATTTTCTTATTTCTTCTATAGTTTTAGTTACCCATTCATTTCGTGATATACCGTAAAACTTACAAGGCTTGTCTGAAGGTGTTACTAATAAAATATGTCTACCTTGTTTTAGATTTTCTATAGGGTACTGTAATTTTTTCCATCTATCATCCGGTCTTTCTATTATTCGTTCATGTTGTATATTATTTTTTACAATTCTATGCCAGTTCTTCCATCCTAATGGATTAATTGCTGATTTATAGTTGCCAACATATCCGCTGTCCATATAATAAAATGTATGATTATTCTTTAAGCACCATTGTATAAGTTTACGTTTTCCCATACTACGTATCATTATAGGATTGTTTTTAAAGTCATATGAATAATTTTCTATAGGTAAGTTTGCCCCTTGTGCAAACATATTGACGTATTCGTCTGTTTTATGTTTACTTAGGCATATCAAAACTTATATCCAAATGTTTCTAAATCTTCTTTAAATAATTCTGTAACTATATTACGTGTTTTATCATTATAATATTCTCTATAATGTTTATGCTTGCTTTTATTAAGATGAGGCAAATCTATTTTACATTTAAAAATATCTTCTAAATGATGTAAGCTACTATTAATCTCTTCTAATTTAATTACTATATCTACTCTATGTTCTAGCCAATGGACCATAGGAGTTTTTCTTTTATATAACCAGATACCTAAATCAAATGGATTTTTTATATCTGCACTATGTTCGACTATCCAATTTTCAAAGCCTTTATTATAATACTCTGCTATTAAGATATCGTCTTCTTGATTAGTACTTTTCTTAGTGCGTAAACCTTGTTTGCGCATCTCAATTCTTTCTAGTGCTCTCTGACCAATGAAATGATATAAACTAATTATCCTTGCATAAGGATTTCTAACAAAACTAAAAGTTGTACCTAGATTATTCCACACAGATTCTGCATCTGTTATTGTACAGTGTTTCTGTTGTCTATCGTGATTTATATTATCATAAACCCATTGTTCAAAACTACTGCCGCCTGTTTTAGGAATATGTATAAATGTTGCCTTAGGATTTTTAAAATGTATTGCCATAATTAATTCATCATAATAAATAATTCTTGTTTCCACAATTCGTTAAATTCACAATCTCTGTAGTTTTCAAACCACGGTCCGCCTTCGGTGTAGTGTATTAAGTTTGGTGTTTCAATGTCATCATACACACCTACTAGATAGTTCCATGTATGATCTAATTCGCCAATCTCTTCATCTTTGAGCCAACTAAAGCGATGTAAGTATGCTCCATTAATCTCAGGATCATTTACTAAATCTTGTGTAAGTTTAGCATTACTAGGATGGCCGCAGTTAAACAGCATCACACTTGACCAATTTTTACGTGGATAGATTGTTTGCTTTTGACCATCCATCTTCATACCTTCTTTAGGTGTATAATCATGTTGCACACACATAACAGCGTACTTGTCATCTGCTTGGTCAAATAATTCTTTAATGTCTGTAGTAAGAATCATGTCACAATCCATAAACACTGCCCAACCTTTGAAGTTAGCAAGTTCTGGTATTAAAAAACGTGTAAATGTAAATTCTGTACTTGCAAGTTTGTCTATGGGACGTTTATACCATCCTGCATCACGTAGTTCCTGTTGTTTTAGAGGACGCACATCTGCTTCAGGCTGTTTAGTTAATATACTGTGTTTGCACACTTGATATGCAATATCTTCTCTTGTGTCATAACCTACAAATATTTTCATTAATCTCTTCTTTCTATATCGTCTTCGGTGAGCTCATTACCTAACCACACTTCTATTACTTTTGCACTCTTAGTATCTAGATTCACAGCCTTATGCCAATAGCCTGTTGGAATGTCTATACTGTCTCCAGGAGTTAATAATGTAGTAGTTTGATGACCAGACTTGTCTTCTAAGAACATATTAATTACGCCATCAACTACATGCCAATGTTCGCTGCGTTTAAAGTGTCTTTGATCACTTAATGCATGTCCTTCATAGAATTCAAGTTGTTTAACTTGCCAGCCTGAGCCGTTATCTAGTATAGTGTATTTGCCCCATGCACGTTCAGTAGTAGGCTGACTCCATTCTTTAAGTATCCAACTACTTGAATTCTTTTTATCTTCCCCACCTACACCAAATACAAATTCTACATTAGTATATTGCATTTCGGGTATATTAGACTTTGTTCTATCTCCGCCATTAGCAAAGATAATTTTTGTACTTGCCCCTGATGTGCTTTGTAATTGAAATATTGCATGATTAGCAGTATTGTCAGAATCGTTAAATCCAATAACTTGATCAACACACGCAAGTTCTTTAATGATTGCGCAGCGTTCTTCAAAGGGCATAAACGGTCTACCCTTCTTGCGTGTTAACCATTCGTCACTGTTTACTCCGACAACTAGTTTATCGCCTAACTTTTTTGCTGCTTTAAAATATGCAATGTGTCCGCTGTGTAGTGGATCGAAGCCACCTGTTACTAATACTGTGTTGCTCATGCAGTATTTACAAGGTAGCGTCTTCCATTCCTGCAACTCTGAGTTTAACTACGTTTGTTATCTGCCATTGCTTTTGATCAAGACCTTTTAACAGACCTAACCACTTGTTACGCATTAGTGCAAACTCATTAATAATCTTTTCATAGTCAACAACGTCTGCCTCACCGTCTACGTATTTTTCAACGTCACGGCTTGACAGAGCTCGTTGATAGTTCTCAAGATATTTCTTAAAGAACGAACTGCGCAATCTACGCAGTTCGATATTTAAGTAGTTTAGGATTGCTTCAATTTCTTGTAGCTGATTAAAACGGTACTCAACAATACCAGGCATTTCTGCTGCTGCCTTTTCGACATTGCCTTTTAGTTTTACTTCTGCTCTTGCCTGGACAAGTTCATTTTCAAAGTATTGTATAGCAGCCGGAATTTGATTAATATCTCGGCTTACATTACTATACCATCCCATTATTCATCCCAATCCTCGTCAAAATCATCTTCAACATATAAGTCAGAATCTTGTTCTAGATAATAATTTATCGCTTTATCTAAATCTTTATCTATTCCAATTAAATCCTGCATTATAAGATCTGATGTTCCATAATCTGCTAATAGATCAATAAATTTTTCTGCTACTAGCTCAATTTGTTTTTTATCTAGATATTCTTTAAACAGTGTCCATATCTCGGCTATCTGCTCTTCAGTCATTTTCAGCAATTTCCTCAACTAAGTTATCATCGGTATTTACCAAAGCGGCGTCTAATTCAGCTAATTCAGCTTCACGTGCCAACCGTTCAGCTTCTGCTTCATCGGCTGCAACTTGTGCTTCCTTAGCTGGCAAATCTGCCATAACTTTATCGAGTAATTCGCCAGTCCAACGCTTGCGGAATTCTAAGATAGGTTCGCCAGTACTCATAACATACTCGTACCGATTGCCTTTCTTTTCTAGTAGGCCTTTTGCGTCCATTAAATCAAACATACCTGAATACGGATCCATACCTGTTTCATATGGAATCTCAACTTGCACACTTTCAAACGGTTTGTTATAACGTGTTTTCATAACTTTACAGGCAGCACGAATACCGTGTACTTGTGATGTTTTATTACCGTCTGCATCTGTTTTAAGTTTGAGTTTCTTCATAGCAACAACCATTGAACTTGCATACACAAATCCTGAACCACCTGAGATCTTGTCATCTGGATCAAACATATCTTGCGATGCATATGTGTGATTAGTGACACACATACCTACATTATATGAACCAAACATATTCACACAGTTAGTCACAAGTGCTTTTAGTGCCTTTGCTTTACGACCAAAGTCACCTTTCATATCACCTTTTTGGAACTGGTCCATTTCAGTTGGTGACATAAGCATACCAAGTGAATCAACTACAAACAACACTTTAGGACGTTCTTCTTCCGCCATTTGTTTATAGTCTTCCATAAACGTACTAACTGTTTTAGCAACATCGTCAATCATTGCCATGTTAAGTTTTAGTAGTTTGTCTTCACTTGTATCTACTTTTAGTGCTTGTAGCCATGTTTCGTCAAGTGCGTTTTCACTGTCAATAAGAACAACAAAGATACCTTGTTCTTGTGCGTACTTTACAATGTTACCTGACACAATGTAAGATTTACCTGCGCCTGATTCTCCTGCAAATACACTTACTTTACCTAGCGGAATACCTTTAGTAAAGTCGCCACTTAGCAAGTAATTAAGTGCAAAGTTTCCTGTGCTGATCCAGTCTGTTGGATCATTAAACCCTGCGCTCATACCCGTAATAGATTTTGTCAACGAATTACGGAACTTCGTTGGATCGAATGTTTTACTAGCCATTAAATTCTCCTAAAAAGCCAAATACAATATGGGTTGCATCTACAAAATGCAACCCACTTTAGTTGCGTTATTAACCTTGACGTGATCGGATCATTGCAAGAATGTCTTGTGCTCCGCCTGCAGGTTCAGCTGCTGCTGGAGCAGGTTCTTGCCAACCTGTGTCAGTTGTAGTTTCAGCTACTGGTGTTGGAGTTGGTGCGCTTTGGCTAGTTGCTGTAGCCTGTGGGCTTGCTGCCTGTTGCGGATCACCTGTACGTGCTTGCATGCCTGCTGGACGGAAATATTGGCTCCAACGATCTGCATCGTATGCCTCACCGTCTACACTTGCTTCGAACATTTCATGCATTACTTTTTGCTCAATGTCGCCTGGCTTCTTAGGTAAGAAGTCTGAAAGATTAAACAATCCGTTTGTATTTACTGCATTCATTTCAGTGTCACTCAACGGACGCTCACGACGTGCCCAGTTACTTGTGCCGTAGTCTGCATAGCCACCTTTTGATCCTTTATTAAGACGGAAGTCAATACCAGCAGTATAATCTGTTGGCAACTCTTCCATGTCTGGATCTAAAAGTGATTGTTTGATAATTTGGAAAATTTGTGGGCCAATAATAAATCGACGAATTGGATTTTCTGGCGTAGTATCTTCCTTTAATGGATCATCTACAACAAATCCTTGGAATACGTATGAACGTTTCTTCCAGTACTTACGACCCATATCTTCTAGTGAAGGATCTTTAAACCAGCCACGTACTTCGTTAAGAATATTACATGTTTCGCCATACATTTCCATACACGGAATTTGTACTTGTACTGGTCGTGAACTTGTATCACCTTTTACTCCACTAAACGGAAGTTTGATCATCAAACGTTCTGCCCAGAAAAAATCGTTAGATTCATTTCCGTCTGGCAAGAAACGCATTGTTGCGCTACTGCCTTCTGCCATATTCCAAAATGGGTAAATTGCGTTGTCGCCACCGCCTGTGCGTTGACTGCCTGCGCCGGCTTCTTGTTCTTTGAGCTTTGCTCGAATTTCTGCTAATGATGCCATAGTGCCTTTTCTCCTATATGTTATGCCTATGTTAGAACAACTAATATTGCTCTTGTGCCTAAAATGTATAGCACTCTTATATACTACACGATATTATTTATCTTGTCAAGCGATTTTTTTTAAATTATTGATATTAGGAGATATATTATGATCTATCCAATTTACCATTTCATTAAATAGTAAATCGTGATTAGCCGGAGTCATGTGATTTGGTAATTCTTTGTTAATATCTTTTTCTATACTGTATAAACTAGGACCTTTACAAAAAGTAAATTTTTCTGTGTCTTGAATAGGTAATCCAAATTTTTTATATAACAAACTATCTTGCGGGTCTTCAAATACATTTACTACTAGAACTTTTTTAAAAAACGCACTATATTCTTTTAATATACCTACGTATTGTAACTGTCGAAAATCTTGTAAATCATTATGTAAATAGTATCTTCTAAAAAAGTTATGTAAGAACTTTTTGTAAGATTTATATCTTGCAACTCTTTTTCTTATGTAAAGATCATCATTCCTGCCGAAAATTACATTCATCATAATTGATTGATCTTCAGGCTGCATAGTAAAATTAAAGTTTTTTCTTTCATCGCCAGATAAGAAAAATATTAGATTAATTTTTTCTAACTCGTCAGTTTCTGTATTTTGTATTGCATCTCGAAAAAGTTGCATCATGTATTCGGGGCCAGTGCCCCCAATAGCATAATTTTTTACATCATAAGTTTGTGCTATACGTTTTGACCAGGCATAGTGTTTATCATAAGTATCATTAGCATAGCTGTCTCCGAAGATCCAGACTTTCTGCATTATTTTAAACCGGCTAAACTCTTAATTCTATCTAATGTGCCTGGTTTTTTTGGTGCTTCAGGTGCTTTTGCTTTAGCGTACTTTGGACCCGGATTGTCTAAATCAACATTAGTCATATCCCTCTTGTCTTTTTTCAGTTGCACGTACTGTGTTCCATCTGTTGCAATTAAGCCTAATTTATCAGCATCTGCAGAAGCTTGCTTTCGGTGCATCATTGGATACATTTTCTTTATTTCCATAGTGTCCGGATTGTATAGTACAATATTATTTTTAAATTTATCAAACACGCCGCCCTCCATTTGCTGTGGATTATTACGCATTTGATGCTCGTCAAATTTTGCTTGTATTTGTTCAATAAATGCCTTAGCAGGGTCAATGTACTGTTCACCGTAATCTTTTTCTACCATAGTAAGAATTGCTGTTTCACCTTTTGGAAACTCACCTGTTTCTCTATCGTAGTAAGATAGTATGAACTCACCTAATGGTGTCTTTTGTTCTTTTTCAAGTGTAATCTCGTCACCGTCTGGTCCGTCTACTTTGTCGCCTTTTTTCTTGCCATTCATTTTAGCTTTCTTTACAGCGTGTGCGTATGCATTGCCTTCGTCGGTGTCGTCTTCTTTTTTGTTTCTATCAAAGTCTGTTGTATATAGATATTCCATTACAGGATACAATGCAGTTACAATAGCATTACCAAAGCGAGAATTTTTACCTGATCCTGGCTCAGTTTCTAATTTCTTTGCTTCGCCACGTAGTTTCATCATTCCTTCAATTGCAGCTTTGGCATTCTTGTCTAGTCCGCTAAATCCATTTGTTCTTGCTTCAATAAATGAATACACATCCCATACATCGCTTACGTACTGATTTGCTAAGTTGCCTTGATCGTCATCTTGCCCACGTTCAATTGCTTTACCTTTGCCACGTAGTGCGCCTAGTACTTCTATAGCATCTTTACTTGTGTCAATATATGCTTCTTGTACTTCTTCTTCGTTTGTGTCACATTCGCAAGGTGCGCAATTACATTCTTCGCACTCTTTTGCTTCTGCAAACTGACCCATCATTTCTTCAAAGCCTTGCTCTAGTTCTGCTTCTTCCGGGATGCACGATCCTTTAGAACCACGAGTTGCACCTGGCTTCTTTTTCCAGCCATCTCTGCATTTGTCATAAATTTTACTATTGCCGTGCTGCTCGCCTTCGTCTACTAAGTCATCTGGTCCTAGAGATTTTGCTTTACTTGCTTCGCTTACTAGTTTGTATATGTATGGAAACACATCTGATAGTTCTTCGTTAAACTGTTTAATAGTTAATTGGTCAATCCAGTTTTCAGCAACATCACTAGGAACATCTTCCATTACTGGGGTTTCAAATGCTTCAAATGTTTCTTTGTAATATGCTGGCTTTTGTAAGCTCTCGATTGTTTTCTTAACTGTAGCAATGCGCTCTTTAACAATGTCTGTATATCCTGCTAGGCTTTCTGCCATTACAGCACTACGTCCCATGTAGTTCTTAAACTTACGTAGTTTTGACATTTCTTCTGATAAGCCTACAATATGCTTACCAAAATCGTCATAGGCATTTCCGCCTTCGCTAACATGTCGAGCCATTGCTCTTGCACCACTTAGGTGTTTATAAGGATATCTAAATCTTTCACCATCGGATGATTCAATGTAGATCTTTCCTATTTTTTGTGTGCGTCCTGTAGCACTTTCTTGATTAACACTTTCGGTATGCTTAATCATTATACGTGCTTCACCTATTTTTTGGTAGCTTATACGTGATGTACCATATAACTTTGTTTCGTTCATGTTATTATCCCCAGATCGATTTGCTAAAAATTTATAATCTCTTTTTGTTAAATTTGTTTTATTAATATCTCTCACATCAAAATTTAGTAAGCGTTTTTTAGCAAATTCACGTAATTCTTTTAAAAAGTTATACCAATTTTTTTGAGTTGTGTTATCTTGATCATTAATAAAATCTCTTGAATATATAATACTAATTCCGTCGTCTTCTGATAACGAGATAGATATCGTACCTAACGAGGTACCGTCTTCTTTATACTCAAAATCAAAAAATCTTGCAGCTGCCGGCTCAGTAACAATATTACCATTTTGGTCACCAATAGTTAAATTAGGAAATCTTCCTCTAATTTTATTAAACAAGTCTTCTGATATTGTATTCAAGTTTTTCATATTGTATTTATCTAATAGTTACTGCTTACGAATATAGGCATGGGCGGATCGTAGTCTTCTAAATCTTCTGCTTGTGTAAACGTATTATACACTCGCGGATCCCAATCTTTGAGTACAGCCATCATTCGTATAGCAAGAAGTGTAGCACTAATCAAATCATCAGTCATACCAGACTTAGCTTGAAAACTCGATCCTGTTGCAACAAACCCTTTAAGTTCTGATAAAAATGGTTTAGAATGTATAACCATTTTATCATTTTCTATCATTGTTTTTAATCTACTACAAGCGGTTACTTTTGTGCTGTGTGTAGTATTAAAGCCTTTGCGGAATTTACGAACATGCCCTTTACGCATAGGTTCACTAACAAATAAACCTGGAATGTTTTCTTCACCAAAGTCATTAATAACAATAAGACATGCTTCGCCGATACCGTTGTTTTCTACACTCCAGTATATGCCTTGGGGATTATTAGTTTCTTGTTCTAAATACTTGCATATGTCTGCAAGTACTCTAATCTGCCCAGGAATAGCAGTTTGGTTGTGTTGCCATTCTGCTACTTGTTCATAACTAGGTAATTCAAATACTTGTATTGCAGCATAGTCGCCACCTGTGCCCATACTAGGGTCGAGTGCAACAGCATATGTATATTGACTAGTTGGTTTTTTGTACCATCGTGTTTGTCCCATATTGAGTACAGGATTGTCGCCTTCCATAGCAG